GAACTACTCCGCACGTAACTTCGTGATGATAAACTCTCAGTTTTTCATCTGGTCAAAGACGCTTTCACGTCTCGACCGTATAATCTTTCCTAACGTGGGTCTGCTGAACAGTAGCAGTCTCCTCGAGGTTGACGTAAGAACGGGTCGAGAAATACTCCCTTTGGAGATTCTCTCGTCCCTTCTTCGCGACTTCCTCGAGGGGCTATCTGGTACGGAAGTCCGGAGAGGCCTAGACCTCTTCCAGAGACGTTACTCCAAACACCTGCAGGATTTCCCGGGTTCCCTTTTCGGGCCCCGGTCACTAGGTTGTCTTGGTGCTCCGGTGCCGGAGAACCACTCATTCACTCGAATGGAGCGGATCTGGATGTATGCTCACCTACACGAGAAATTTAATTTCCGCGAAGGTAGACGTACTGAATTTTCTCGTATCTCGGGAAGTCTTAAGAGACTACTCGATCGGGATATTCATTTCCAGGACTACGCCTGGCTCCCTGTTCTTAGGGGGCCTGTGGAGCGTTTAGAGTGGGTCAACGACCCCTTCTCCCGGACCAATGGCTTGGGTGCCCGCTTTATGGCTATGGTACGATGGTTTGTCGTGCCTAGTTCCAACAAGCAGGTGAAAGTCCATCTTTGGAGGCGTTGGAGACGCTATCTGAAGTCAGTTAAGAGCCACCGTGTCTTTGATGTTAATCGAGACTGGTCGCTATGGACTGATCAACAGTATGCGTGGCAGTGGAGGAACGGATCGCATTGGGTGCTGTACTGGCGGGGGTTAGAGCTGTAGCTTGAAACGAGAGATTAGGATCCCCCATCTCCAGCTGTAATAATCCCTGTTCGAATTGTAGAAATTAATTCTTACAGGTATGTATTATGTCATTAACCCAATATCGCCCAAACGCGGGGAAGGGAGCCTCTCAGGCTCTCTCTTTCGCGAACTTCTTGATGAGCAATCCTCAGACTCGTCAAGGTATGATGAATCTGGCCAGCTATGCTGGTCAGAAGTTGAGGGGAATGGTCTCGGCTCCGAGCAACTCCGTTGGTTTTCCGGTAGGTTACAACCTACAGGGACCCGGGATGCGACTCGGAGCTTCGAGATCCAAGCGCAAGCGGAAGCAACGTGGTGCCCGTTCTGCTGGTTCTTCAAACGGTTCTTTTGTAAGATCCGGTTTAAGAAAACCGACAGACAAGTACCGAGCGTGCTTTCGGATGCTCCGAACCGTGACAACTGTCACGACTTCGGGCAACGTCGGCTCGACCGTTTGGCTCGGCTACAAGAATTCGAACGCCGGGGCTGACATGTATACCATGTCTTCCCAGTATCAGAATCTTGCAGGCGTCTTTGCCTGGCAGAAGATTGTCTCGTTTCGCTGTACTTATGTACCAGCTACTCCGTATACGACTTCTGGATCTATCGGTGTTGCCCTCTTTCCTGATGTCACCCAACCGGGCGTTTCCATCACTTCACTTCAAACTGTAATCCAGAAACGGATCAGTTTTCTATGTGACGTGAAAGAGAACGCCTGTATTGAGTGGCGACCAGAAGAAGACATACAACGACAGGCGAAGATTACCGACGATGCGTCAAGCGCCAATGCCTATTCTTCCCTCATCCTCTACGCTCCTGGTATAGTCGGCTTTTATGCGACTACGAATCTTACTTCTGGG